CTTCTCCAGTGAATGAACTATCCGGGATTGCCGGATGGTTGCCCTGCCAGCGCCACTTCATCGGCGCGTAGGGCGCGGATCATCGGCACCAGCGCCCGCTTATCGTGCGGGTAGTCTGCTTGGATCATGCGCAGGATATGCTCCTGCATCCTCGCCGCTCCCCTGACGAGCGCGGCTTGTTCGGCAATGCGGAAGGCCTCGGGGGTCATGGTGAGGTTAGCGGGCATGGTGTTCGCCGGCTTCGATGCAGTTGGCCCGCATGTCGTCATAGCCGTGGCCGTCCTGATCCCGTAGCCATCCGACGATGTGTTGGCGTTCGGAAAGTGCGCCGTCTTCGCGGCCTTGGCGATACCACCATCCCTCCGCAAACTGACGGTGCCGGGCGAAAGGTTCGGCGTGATAATCGGCCCTGCCTGCGCGGATCAGGTCGCGCATTTCGGGCAGCACCGCGACGGACGCAGCGGCCTCGCGGTCGGCTTGCGTGATTTCAGTCATGGCCATCAATCTCCTTGAGCAAGTCGGACAGGCCGCAGGTGCATTCGCCAACCGGAGCGAAGCGGTTCACAGATGCACACGATGCGGTGTGCCTCGCATACCCCTTGAGCCGTTCGAGGGCATCGGCTGCCAGCGCCATGGCACACCATGCCCCCATGATGTCGCCGCCGTCATAGTCTCCCGATTTCAAGATAATGCGGAAATCTTTCAACTTCTCAATCAGTCCCATGCTTGCCTCCTGCGTGCTTTCGCGTTCTGCTTGCGCCGCTCGTGGCGGTTCGTGCCGCCGTCAACGGACGTAGCAGGCGACGGTTCTCGCTTCATCATTTGCTGGTATTCGTGATCGGCTAGAGCAGCCTCCAACTCCCGCTTGAGGCGGAGTCTGCGCTCCCATTCCTGCTCGGGCAGGTATTTCTCAGGATAACTAAGCGTCATGGCTTGTCCTTCTGTTGGTGTTCGCCGCATCCCTGAAACTCAAAGGTTGTCGGGAAATAGCCGCCACAGCGGTAAGGCGCGACAATTCGGCATTCACCGGATTGATGCATGTATTCGCCAGTCTGCACAGCAGACCATTGAATGCGGCGAGGTTTATAGCCGTAGGGCTCCTGCTCGTAGGTGGAGCCTCGCGCCCACCACCGGCACGTTTCACAGGTATTCATCACGCATCTCCTTCAGATCAGCTACTGCGCGGCAAATCGCGTCCTTGAACCGGCACTCAGGCGTAACCTTGATCCACAGCCACCATGCCCAGACGGACAATTTCCAGCGGATGCGGTGCATCGGGAACGTTTTACAGGCCGCGCGTTCGGCCTCGCGCTCCCGCTGGATGATGTGCAGGATGGCGCGGGCCTGCCGTAGGTAATTGCCGCGCGCATGATCTGCGTCGTGGTCCTCATAAAACGCTGCCACACAGGTTCCGCTATCGCAGTAGCCGTTGTCCGGGTCAGCATCGACACCGCAGATTTCATCAAAGTCTAGGCCGTCTGCCGAAGCGATAGCCCGCGCCAGTTCCTCGATCAGTGCTTCGTCAGTCATGTTTGCCTCCCTTGAGCGCGCGGATTGCGTCGGAGACAGCATCCCCTAAACTAACGTGGCGCGTAGAAGCACAGCGCGCGTATGCAACTTTCGCAGCCTCCTCCAGCGCATCGTTGCGGGCCTTGTCCAGCGCGGCGCGGATCACGGCTGCGGCGGCTTGGTGCATTTCGTCAATGCTGCGCATCATGCCGCGTGCGGGCGGTTGAGCAGCCATCCAAGCCTCCCGCCACACCCGCATCGCCTCGTCTTGGTCAGTCATCCTTGCCTCCGTTCAGGGCTGCGCGGGCGAAGCAACGATCCCAATCTATCGCGGGGACAGTATAGCTGATCGTCTTGCCCTCGTGGACTTGGCGGCAAGACTTCGGGCGATCCTGCATGGGGCCTTTTTCTGGGGCATTGTTGCAGTAGTTATTACAATGCTCATCGCCCGGCGTGCACCGACCATATTTGCCTTTGTCGGTCCTGAACCCGCAAATATAAATGCTATCCTCGTGGATGGTCGGAGCCGCACGCACGGTAATAGTCACATTTCCGTCAGGTTCTCGGTTGATCGAAACGTATCCCGGATACTCGCTACCGGGGGCGGTGTAGGCGAAAATGTTGCGGTTCATCACTTAAACCTTTCCTTTGGTGATTTTCCGACTGGCTCGCAGTCAAGAATTTGGCGGGCCTCGTCGCCTTCTGTTGACCGAAGAAATTGCACGAAGTCGTGCAAGGCATCCCGTTCAGCCTGCGTCATAAAGTCAGGTGCAGCGGCCTTGATGCAGGCGCGTTGCAGCCTCTCCACCTCATCCCGCAGCTTGGCGCAATCCGGGCAGGGCTGGGGTGAGGCGTAGAGCGGGGTTTCGGTCCAGCGAGGTGGAAGACTGGACCACGGCACTCTCGTAAATGCTACGTGGTCGGCTTCGGCGGTTGTCATGCACCGATACATCCACGCAACCGGCTTGGTGTCAGTCTCGGTCATCATGACATGCAATCTCCAAATGGGTCATGGCTCTCGCAGTCCCAGCAAAACCCCTTGTCACGAAGCCAATCGAGAGCCTTTGCGCGCTTCTCTGGGTAGCTTTCCGCCACGCGATCCGGGGTCGCCATGCGATATTTGTGAGCCAGCTTGGCAACCATTTCGAGCGCCTCGCGGAATTGCGTGTATTGCTGGTCGGCGGCCTTTTGGTAGCCAGCGCAATCGCGTTCCAATCGGATAATCTTCGCGGCCTGCTCTGCGATAGTATCACGCGACTGCCAATCAGGGTGCGGGTATAGCGGCACTTCCGTCCAATCTGGATGCGGATCGCTCTGGCGGCGCTTGTAGAAGCGTTCCTCAATGCCGCCAGCATAGAGCCACGCAACCGGCTGCTGATCGCCTGTCACCTTGTTCTCGTCCATCATCGTCCCTCCTGGTTCTAACCGCGCCACCGGCCACACTCCCAATCGCATTCCTCAGTGCCCGCCTTGAGGCACTGCCCGTCTGCCATCATCGCGCAGTCGTCAAAATCATCGAAGTCGTCGTTGCCAGCGTCATCATCGAAGTCGTCGTAATCGCTGGCGATGCAGGCATTGCACTTGCCGTTCCATCGCGTCGGGGCCTCGCACTGCGGGCATGTGAATTGTTTATCGGTCATGCTCTCGTCCCTCCAAAAATTCGCCCGTCACCCCGCGCAGCCTCTCGCGCGCCTCGGGATCGTCGGACAGGTGAAGCCAGCCCCACAGCAGGCCGCGCGCAAAGCCGGCGGCGTATGAGGCGGTGGCGTAGGCGGAAAGGTGGGCGCCCTCGGCCGGGCTCTCCCAACCCTTATCGCCCGTTATCCTCGCGGAAGGGGTGGCGTCAGACATGGGCCACCGCCGAGAGACAGGGGCCGAAAGTTCGGAATGAACCCAAGCCGGAAACGAGGGCGAAACCGCCGCGCAGGCGCTGGACGGTGTAGGGTTGTGCTGTTGACATTCGAATCTCTCCACTTCGGCTGCTGCGATGCGGATAAGGCTACCGGGACGGAAGCAATGCAAGCGGCCATCGCGGATCAGCTTGCGAACGAGGCCCTCGGAGCAGCCCCACCGGGCGGCAAGCTGGGGGACTGAGAACGGCGGGGGGGATATCAAGTGCGGCGGTCATACATACCCCTCGAAATCAGCCGGCGTCAGGACGGGCCGCTTGCCCGCCTCCAGCGCCATGGTCAGCGATGCGATGACGCCCTCCGCGCCGTCCTCTGGATCGCACACGAACGCCACCGGCTCGGCTGTGTAGGACGCGGGCTTGCCATCGCGGTAATAGACCTCGTGCAGCGCGTAGTGGGTGCCGTGGTTCAGGATGCGATAGTTCCAGGTCATGCGGGGTATTCCCGCACGCGCAGGCCGGCCGGAAACTCGTCAATGTCCTTGATCGCCTTCGGGCCGCCGCTGGAAAGCTGCTTCACGAATACGGGGACGTCTGCCGCCATGCACTGGTCAACGATGGACTGCGCCAAATCGTTGTGCATCGGTCGCGCGCCGGGGCCGCTTTCGCCGCCGACGACGATCCAGTCCAATTTCGGACCAGAGCCATAGGTGCTGTTTACGGCGAGGTAGCAGTTGTTCCGCTCAATGACGCGATCCTGCCAATCGCCAGTCAGGGGATCAAGGAGGCGTCCGGTCGCAACCTCATAGAGGTCCGACAAGATTACCGGCCCCAGCAGCGGCTCGCAGGACAGCCAACGCACTGCCGCCGGGGTGGCGAGCAGATCGGGGATGCGCTCGTCGGCTCGGGTCTGGTCTTCGACCGAGACGCCCAGCCAGACGTTCGGGAGGGGCCAAACTGCCGAACCGCCGCTGCCGCGATACCCACGCGTCGCGCTGTTGAGCCAGAATGCGTTTGTCGTGATGCTGTCGCCCACTTTTGAAGTGTCGTGCCGGGACACATACTCCCGCATCCGCGCCGCCCGCTTCGTCAGCACCTGAAACGTGTGCTGCGGGGCCAGCGCCATCACTGCGAACACGCGGTCGATCCATTCGTCGGGAACGGATTCGTGGAACAGGTCGCCATGCGCGCAGACGAAGATGCGGCGTGGGCGGCGCCATTTGAGGGGCTGGGTCAGCCATTCTTCATTGAAGCGGGTTTCGCCCGTCCAGACCGGCCCGGCCTTTGTGTCCGTGGTCAGCCCGGTGCGGCTTGGGTGGTGCGCAAGGCGGGTGCCTGCCAGCTTCATTGCGTAGCAGTTCGTGCAGCCGGGGCTAGTGACACTGCACCCGGTGATCGGGTTCCAGGTGGCCTCGGTCCATTCGATTTTCGTTCCGTCGCTCACGCGCTAACCTCCATTCGATCAGCCACACACCGCGCGACATCGGCCACGCTGGCCCATGCGTGCATCTCTGCGGCGGTGATTTCGATATTCCAGCGGTCCTCGACGCATTGCCGGATGCCTGCGCGGTCCAGTTCGCTGATTGCCAGTTCGGCAAAGGTGGTGCCAGGCAGGACTTCCGGCGCGGGGGTGCGGTAGCGGAGGGCCATGGCGATCAGGGCGGGGAGGTAGGTCACTGGCCGCGTCCACTATAGGGGGTGTGGCTGCTATCAGACTTCAGGTAGAGGGGATGTCGGGGGTGGCCTTCCTTGGTGGTGCCCAGCGCTACAACAGGTGCGTCTCGCCAGTTCCCTACGTCGATCCAGCCAAGCATGGTTTCGTCCTGCCCGGCAAAACCTCCATGGGCGCCCCATGCGCAGATAATCATGCCCGCGCCATCAAGCGCGCGGTTTACATGATTTTGGTTTTCCCAGCCTATGACATCAAGATTCGGCGCAGCGTCGAACATGTCGGAAGGCTTCGTGGCGCGATATGCGAATAGGTTGACAACCTCTAGGCGATCAAAACCAAACCGCTTGGCAAATGCCACGCATCGCCGAATTGTTGGATCATCAACATCTCCATCTGCGGTGCTGGGGTTAAGCATGACAAAGACGCAGGCCAGCGGTTCACCTATCTGTTGACCCGCACCATCGACTACTGGATTGCCGTCATCATCTTCCCACATGTGCCAGATCGCCGGTTCTGGATGCAGGCGCCATTCGCGCCACAGACAATATCGATATGTCCCACAGTTAGAGACATGCGCGCCTTTGGTGATGTATTCGCTCATCACGCCTTCCCCTTCCCCGCGCGTTCCCTGCGCAGTTCCCAAAATCGCGCCTGCTCAGCCGTCATCGGCTGCAACGGCGCGTTGCCAGCCATCGGCGCGGGGTTCGTGCGATAGATCGGGGTCATGTGACAGGCTCCAACTCACCGGCGCGGGCATGATACCAAACGCCGGCCTTGATTCCGTCGCGCCCCGTGATCCCGCAGGCCACAGACGCAATGGAGCCATCATCCGCAAACTCAGTGCAGTAGAGCGCTTGGCCAACTCCCTCACACATCACCTTAGAGCCATAGGCGTGTGAGAACGCCGCGCCTTGGTAGCCGCTGTTCGACGCCGCGCCTCGGGTGCCGCTGTTCGACGCCGCGCCTCGGGTGCCGCTGTTCGACGCCGCGCCATAGTCGCCGCTGTTCGACGCCGCGCCTTGGGTGCCGCTGTTCGACGCCGCGCCATAGTCGCCGCTGTTCGACGCCGCGCCATAGCCGCTGTTCGTGTTGCTACCACTATCGGTCACGCGCGCCATAACCCAATCAATCGTGCGGCGTGTAAGTTCGCCTAGTCCAATCTCGGCATTGATCGTCAGGATCGTAGATGCGGCCTTGTCACTCTCTTTGCGGCAAATATCACCGGACTGGAGGACATCGCAATAACGTGACGAGCCGGGCGCGTAGAACTGGAAAACAGTCAGAGGGTGCAGGTCGTCAGGGCAAGCGTGGAAGCCGTTTTTGCAGGAGTTCGCCTTGCCTTCAACGGTGTAAGTGCCGCCGGGTGCAAACTGGTATCCTCGGCACGTAAGGTCGTGGTTAAAGCCCTTGATGGCTTTGAGTCCGGTTGTTTTGGTCATGGCAGATCGCTCCATGCGTTGAGTGTGGAAACCAGCGAGAGTAGGTAGATCGCGGCGATAAGGGCGGCTTCGGCTCTCACCCCATCACCGCCGCAAAGAACGGCAGGAGGGCCATGGTCGCCAGCAGCAGCGACACGCCAGCCAGCAAGCCCGGCTCGCCCTGTGCGCGGGCGGCGGTGCGAAGGGCGCGGATGCGGGCGGTGAGGCCCTCGCTGTCCATTTCAGCCTGCCAGCGGGCGGCGTTGAAGGGGGTGGCAGACTCTCCCACCCGGCCTGCCAGCGGGGCAACACGCCGCACCGGATCGATGCAGCAGGGAGCGTCAATAATGTGCCCGGTTTTACCCAACGCGACCGGGTAGCGCGCCGAATCCCCGCCGGCCTTCCTGGCCGACGCGCGACCATCGCGCGCCTTGTCCGAAACGAGGTGGATATCGTGGATCATGTCAAATGACCTCATATTCTTGGATTTCGTAAGGGTGCGGAGGGCGGCTGATCTTCCAGTTTGTCGGCGGCCTGCCCCCACCTGCGGGCCAAGGCGCGTGCCCGGCTCGCTTCGTGCTGAAGCCCCCGAACAGAACGACATGGACAGGGCGGTATCCTGAGAACTCGCCATCCTCATCGAGAACGACGCACTCGGCTGGTAGGCGGCCCTCATTGCGCGGCATCGGATGCTTCCGCCTCCTGCTTGCGCATGTTTTCCAGTTCGACCGCCCGTGCGTGCCGAAGCACGAACTGCGTGACATCAGCCCACGCTTCATCAGCGGCAATGGGCGGCTTGGCCCCCAGAAGGTCGAGGAAGCGGTTGCACAGCCGCCTACCGACGCGCACCGCATCGTCGTATTGAAGGCGGGGGATATTCGTTGCGTCGATCACAGAATGCGTTCCTCAAGCTTCACGATGCGAACTAAGGCCAACTTGGTTCCGATGCGCTGTTCCGCCTTGCGGAGTTCGTTGCGCGCCCTGCTTTCATCATCGAATGCGAAGACCGGACGGTTCCCGCGAATGCTTCGGATTTCGAATGAGACGTTCATTTCCAAACCTTCCATTTTCAATGATGAGAGGCAGGGCGCGCAGGCGCTCAGTTGCCGGCCGCGAGTTCGCTACGGGCCTCGGCGATCATTGCCTCGATCTGCCGCGTCACTTCGTCGGGGAACCCCGCCGCGTGCTTCAGGAACTCATCCTCGGCCGCCTTGAGTGACTTCGCGGACATGGCCTTGAGGATGGCTTCGCGGATCGCGCCCGCCTTGGCGGCCCAGGGGGCTTGTTCCTCGGGCTGGTTTTCCAACGGGCCGTCGATGTCCTGAACGGTCTGCTGGGCGGCGCTGCGCTGATCCAGTTCCCGAGCGGCTTCCTCGTCCACCACAGTCATGCCGGTGGCGGCATCAACATCAAGGATTTCCCCCGTCTGCTTGTCGAAGGTGGGGATTTCGTCGTTCAGTTCCTCGGCAATGGTCTGCTTTGCCGGGAGCGACGGAACGACATTGAACTCGCCTTCAATCGAGCCATCATCTTCAACGGCGATGCTGGAGAAGCCGAATGCGACACGGGCGCACTGCATCGTGGCACGGTGGCGCAGCATCCGCTTCGGAGACTTGTTCCAAGGGTCGGTGTTGCGCTTGCACTCGTCCATGAACTCCATGATCTTGGTCGGATGTGAGCGGTCGCGGCGGTAGATGATGGCCTCAATGCCGTACAACTCGCCCTTGTCGTCATAGTGGTAGTCATGTTCCAGGCCGTCGAACTGCGGATGATCGTTCATGATCCGCAGCCAGCCATCAATCGACACCATCGGCACGACGCCGCCGCCCTTGGCCGGGACAGCGTAGATTTCCTTGGTGAGAGGGTTCAACCCATAGGCATTCGCGACGACAACCAGCGCCACGAACTCCTCGTTGTTCCGGCAACCAGCGAAGACAGTGTTGCGCAGCGTGTTGCGCAGCGTGTCGGGAGAGACTTCCAAGCGGGTAGCCAGCGTCTCCAGAGCGGAGCGCGGGCTTGCCTTACGCTCTGCAACGGCGCGGGCTTCGCTGGCCTCAATCTGGCGGCTCTCGCTGGCCACAGCAGCGACACGGGCCGGGCGGAAATTGTTCATGCTGCGATTCCTTGTTCTTTCAGGTGGAAGTAGATGCGGGCCGAAGCATCGCAGTCAGGCCGGGCGCGGTGGGCGCCGTCATGGTTCTCGTTGAAGAAGAAGCGGGTAGCCTCGATCAGCGAAGGCCATTTCCAATCATTCGACGTGCGCGGATTGGCCTTCAGGATTTTGCAGATGCTGGTGGTGCGCCGCATCGTGCAGAACTTCGGCAGGCCGCATTCCCACTTCTCGCCCGTCACGCGAGCGGCGAGAATGCGGATCAGGCGAATGTCAAAGTCGACATTGTGGCCGACGATCAGGCTGGCGCGTGAGGCCATAGACAGAAATGAGCCAAGGGCTTCACGCGGGGTCACACCGTATTCTTGCGCCACTTCATCGGTGATGCCGTGAATGCGCGCCGCCTCAACCGGGATCGGAACGCCAGGGTTCACGATGGCATCGAAGCGATCGACCTCGACGCCAGTTACATCGAACAGGCTGCAAGCGATGTCGACGATATGGGGTTGGTCGGGATGGTCGCTGGGGTCGTTGAAATTGATAAGCCCCGTGGTTTCCGTATCAAAGACAAGGATCATAGTCCCTTACTCCATTTGGCGCGGCGATCTGCCTGACGCTTGGTTTCGGCATCGGCCCCAAGGGCATTCAGTTCCCGGTCAATGATCCAGCGAGCCACCTTCTTCCGCCAACCAGTGAGAAGGCTCACTTGGGCGTGAAGGCCGCGCAACCTGAAGATGCGGAAGTTGCGCTTCCGCGCGGCCTGCTGGGCTTCCGTTCCGGGGCTGTATCCCCGGTTCGGATCATTTGGCGGAAACTTGCCCATCAGCGCGCAGTGGCTTGGATGGTCGACCAGATGCGGACGCCGGGAATTTCCCGCGTGCCAGCGCGAACCAGCCCGGAGACGGCAGCGGCTATTGCTTCCTGAACTTTTGGATTGGAGCGGACCATCTTGAACGCCTTGGCGTAGTCCTGCACTTCCGAGTTCCAGACCGTCTTGCCAGACACTGTGGCTCCGGCATCGGACCGCACCGGCTCTGCGCGCTTGGGCTGCGCAGGCGCTTGGCTGGCGGCTTCCATCGCATTCATGGCAGCATCGGCCGCAATGAAAGCGCGTTCGGCGGCGGCAATGCGCTCATCTTCATTGGCGGCATTGAGCATCGCCAGTTCGGCTTCGCGCTCTGCCTGCTGGGCGGCCCGCGCTGCGGCTTCGGCTGCCTCTGCGGCCGCGCGCTGCTCCGCTGCGATGCGCGCTTCCTCTGCTCGACGCTTGGCTTCACGCTCGGCCATGTAATCGTTCATGGCGAACTGAACCTTCTGCTTCACCGGATCGAGGCGAGCGAGGAAGGTGCGCTTCTCGGCATCAACCAGGCGCGAACCGAGAAGGTAGGGCGCCTTTACCGTTTCATGCGTGTTGCTGATGTGCTTTTCACAGGCGCGGATCAGGTTGGCAAACTCGCCTGCCTTCCCGAGAGATTCATCATCGGTGACGCTCATGCGCTCGGCAGCGTCAATCACCTGAGCCAGTTTAAGCAGGAAATCCGGGCGATCTTCGGTAAGCGCGACGCGAAACTCGACGGGGATCATTTCTTCCAGCGGGGCGGCATTATGGCCGATGCTGGCGCGGGCTTCGCCGGGCAGCGGGGCATCGGGTTCTTCAGCCTTACGGGCAGCAACAATAGCCATTGCAGTTTCCTCTCCGTTACAGGGGCAAAGGGGTTGAAGTAGAAAGCGGATCGTGCCGCTTGGTGCGCTTGGCGTAGGCGCTGTCAGGAGCGTTGCTCTTGGCCCACTCCCGGCGCTCGACGTAGGCGCGGTAATCTTGCTCGGTGATCGGATCGCCTGCGCACTTCGGCCAGACATCATCGAAGTCGACTTGCTCACCCTCAAAGAAGGCCATCCATCGCGGTGAGCGGTCCAGTTCCTCTCCAGTGACCGGATCAAGTGGCAGGCCGAAGCGCAGTTCAACGCCTCCAGCGACGCCACCCGAGCGCAGCTTGTGGCGATAGAAGCCAGCCACCGGCTTGGACACGTCCACCGCGCCTGAGACTGCGACCGGGCCGCGCGCCATGCTGGCGTAAAGTGTGCTGTCGCGCCGGGTCACTTGGAGAGCCGATGCTTGAGGCTGCCAATCAAGTCATCAAGGGAGGCGAGATATTGCTCCCGATCAACCTGCTCCATCGTGCGGTGCTCGCGATATGGAAAGTGCGCGGGCGCGGCGGTGGGGCGAGCGTTGCTCATGCCGCCACCTCAACCGGCTTTCCGGTAAGCAGTTCGATCGTCTCGCGATCTTCGGCGTCGGGGGTGTGGGGGTGAATCTTGCGGAACAGGTCGGCGACGAAGCCATGCCCGCCCAAAATGACCGGACATACTTCGGCGAGGCAAAGGCCAAGGTGAGTGTTGCCGAAAAGGTCAACGCCACGGAAAACCCGCTCGACCGTATAGACGCCGCCAATCTTCAGATTGGTCGGAAGCGGGTCAATCCCGCCACCATCATACAGCGCAACGCACAGCGCGAGGTCGCCCGCCTGCCAGTTGTCATTGGTTGGTGTTTGATGCGTCACGGTAGTCTCCAGCGGTGTTGCTGGGGACTTTATGGCGCGTAGTTTTCTACGCGTCAAGCAATAATATGTAGAAAATTACATGCCAGCTAACCGTCTGTTCCGGTGCGGGCAAATGTCGCAAGAATCTACATGACCTGGGCGCGATCCGCCTCGGCAATACGCTCTATCATACGCGAAATGTCGGTGGCTCGATCTGGATCACCTTCGCCGAAAATCAGCCATTGAGGATCGGCGCCAAGCGCATCTGCCAGCTTTTCCGCGTTGCGGATGGTCATGCTGTCGGTGCCGCCGCGTAGATATTTGTGCAGCATACTGTCTGACAGGCCGGCAGCTAAAGACACGCTCCGAACCGACAGGCCGGGCTTTTCAGCAATGATTGCATTGATCTTGTCGCGCATATCCATAGGCGCATTTGCCACTGCATCCGCGCCAGAGCGCCATGTAGAATTGCCCTTGACGCCGCGCGTAGTTTTCTACATACCAAGGGCATGACAGAAACTCAGCAACTCATTGTGCGCATCCATGACATCGCAAAGAGGCTGGATCGCGCCCCTTCAACACTGTCGGCCAGGGTGCTTGGCGGCGGGCAAGTTCTTGCCGATCTGGAAAGAGGAAAGACCATAACGCTTTCCAAGTATGAGCGCGCCAAGTTGCTGCTTGATGAAATCGAGAAAGGCATCGCGGCATGACATTCCAAGTTTATGCGATTCGGCAGGCTGGAACGGTCGAGGCTCGATACATAGGGCAAACCTCCAAAGGGTGCGAAACGCGGCTCAAGTTTCTTACTTATCTTGCTCGCAAGAATTGGGGTGATAGGTTGTTTGGGCAGTGGTTGAGGGATTGCGGCGACATAGAGGCTGTTGTTCTCGATACGGCTGAAACCATAAGTGAAGCCCGCAACAAAGAGCGCGCTGCGGTTCGCATGTTCAGCGCCTGCGGTCATCGGCTTTTCAATCGCCATCTGATGTCTCCTAATCATCGCGCCAGGCTTGATAAAATCAATCCGTGGCAGGCGAAGCAGGCTGCTGCCTGATATGCCGCCCGCCCATTCCTATCCGGCCTCCAAAGCCGGATGCCCCTCCTGCGAGGTTTCCCTGCCTCTCGAATGGCGGGAGGGGTTTTCCATTTCCGAGCGAGCCTCGGGTCGCGGCCGGTACACCGCCGAAAAGGCGGGTTCCGGCCTTCATTCCTTTCATTGCCATGGGAGTGTTCTCTAATGGCTGTGAAACCGCCAATCCACGGCTCCAGCACCTATGTTTCCGCTTCAAAGATGGTCGAGGCGACCGGCGAAGCCCTCACGGAAATCAAGAAGCACGATAACCTGACTTGGGCCGATATCGGCGAAGCACTCGGCAAGAGTGACGATCAGGTGGCCAAATATGGCTCTGGTTTCACCGCCATGGATTTCACCACCTATCTGCGCGGCTGCAAGCTGTGGGGCAATCGCTTCTCGGCCGCAGCTACCCTGCTTGGTCTGAACCTCTCGGCAGTCGAACACGCCCTGCGCCGCGAAGACATCCAGCGCGGGATGCTGAGCATGACCCTGTGCATGGCCGACATGCAGGCAGCGATGCTCGACGGCGAAATGGACGATGCAGAACTGGCCGCGATGGAGCGCCAGATCGACCAGGCCCACCAATTTCTTGAGGCGATGCGGTTGCGCCTCGCCCGTCTCAAAGTCGACCGCGCGATTGAGAGGAATGGACGATGATCGACTTGATTACCTATGCGGCCGTGGCTGGTGGCGGGATTGGGGGCTTCATGCTCTCGTCCTTCTTCGGCAGCGGCAAGATCGAGAGCGCCGTTGCCGAAGCGGGATACTGGCAGGACATCGCCACCGGCCACGTTCAGCGCATCAAGGATATGTCGACGCGGCTTGCCACGCTGGAGGCCAAGGAGGCCCGGCGCATGGCTCAGCGCATCGCAGCCGGTCGGAAGGGTAATGCCGTGCAGCAGGCGGCCGCCAAGGCTCGCCACAGCGCCACCGCCGCCAAGACCATCGACGCGCTTGCCTCCTGCAATCTGAGGCCCCGCGATGAAGTCGTGGCCGACATCGCATTCGCACGCGCAAGCAAGGATTCCGGCGCCGCCGGGTGACGGCGAGAAAGGGGGGATGGGGAAGCAGAGTGCCCATCGCCGCCCCCGGAGTGCGGGGACTTCTCCACCCATACCAAACGCGCGGCGGTCAATCCCCCCTCACCCACTTCCCCCAACATGAAGGAAAACCAAGATGGCAAGAGCAGCCCGAAAGCCAAAGGATGATGATGGCGGTGTGATCGAAGCGAAGGATTTCGACCTCGCCATTCGCCTGTGGCGGCAAGACATCAAGCCGGCGATCAGCAAGGTCGGCGAATACAATCAGGAAGCCAGTTCTGCCTACAAGCAGATCAAGAAGAACTGCCATATCCAGCCCACGGCGGCCAAACTGGCGTTCAAGTTGGCCGACATGGAAGAAGCCAAGCGCGATGACTTCCTGCGCTGTCTGAGCGGCCTCCTGCGCAAACTGAACATCGCAATTGAGCCTGTCGATCTTGTCGACATCGCTGAAGGCAAGTCCGAGAAGCCGAAGATTTCGCTCGTCACCGTTCCGAGCGACGGCATGGAAAGCGACCTTGCTGACATCGGCGAAGAAGTGGCTGAAGCCGATCTTGGCGAGTTCGAACCCGGCACTGCCGCCGCTGCCATCAAGGCCATGAATGAGGCCGCCAAAGAGGGCTGATTTCCCCAGAGGACGGGTGCGCCCATCGCGTCCGTCCCGAGGATGAAATCAGCTTTGGAGGCCACGATGGCAAACATTCTCGCCCTAGACCTGAGCAAGTGGTCGACCGGCTGGGCCGTATGGTCCGATGGCGACAACAATGCTCGCTACGGACACTGGCAACTCGGAAGCGAGTTCACCAGCGACGGCGGGGTTTACGTCGCCCTGCATCGCCGCATGAGCGAACTGTGCCAGCTATGCGCGGTCGAACACCTCTACTTTGAAGACCCCATCCACCCGGCGCAGTTGCAGGGTGGAACGAACATCAATTCGCTTCGCCTGCTGTCTGGCCTTGCCGCTCATGCGGAAAGCTTCGCCGAGGCCATGCGCTTCCGTTCGGTCAACCGCATCAACGTCATGTCTTGGCGCGGGGACTTCATCGGCAAGCAGCCCCGAGGGACCAAGCGCACGACGCTGAAGGATTTGACCATTGAGCGGTGCCGCCAGTTGGGTTTCCAGCCTCGCAGGGACGACGAGGCCGATGCCCTGGGCATCCTGACATACGCCTCCCTTGTTCGCGGCCTGATGCCGCCGTGGCTCGCTGGAGAAACCCTGAGGCCCATTCTTGGAGCGGGAGCCGGCAAATGAGCGAGACACCATCCCACCGTTTGATTTCGGCATGGCGCATCGTCATGGCCATGCGCGCTGAACTTGCGCGGCAGAAGATCGCCTACAGCAACATCAGCGATGACGGCGAAATCATCGTCAACGGCAGACTCGATATCGCTGCCCTCGCCCATGTGACGGAAACCGCACTGCGGATGGAGTTCGGGGCGTGACTTACTATCCCGAACTCACCCACAACGACCGCCGCGAGCGCCGTAAGGTCATTCTGCGGCGGGTCCGCGAAGGCGAGAAGTTGGCCGATGTCGCCGCGTCCTACGGGCTGTCCCTGCGCTATGTCAGGCAGGTTGTCGCCGATGATATGGGGCCGCGAGTAATCGGCAGGCCACGGCTCCAGTTTCGATCCATTGACGACATGAAGGCGTATCGCCGGATGCGCTGCCGCTACGGCGCGGACATCGCCCGCCAGATCGTGCCGGTGTCCGTATGACCTGGAAGCCGAGCAAGAATTATCAATCCATTCTGGAAGCGGCTCAGAAGCGCGTGGAGAACCTTCGGGCTGAGCGCAAGGGCGCGCTGTCCAGAGCCGCCACGCGTGATCCCTGCGTCCGCTGCGGCACGCGTTACGACCGGCATGATGAGTTCGGATGCAAGCGATGGAGAGGGGCGCCGTGAGTAATTATCGAAACAAAATCAGCAAGATGATTAGCGACGCTGCGGAGGAAGAGGCCGCGCGTTATATTGAGGCGTTTGAGAATGCACAGGAAAAGTGTGAAAGCCCGATAGAAGAACTACTATTGGCAGCACTATATATCGAAAATTCCGATGGAATAGTCAGACTTGAATTTATGTCTGGAAGACCCAAGGAGCAGGCATTTTTCGATCAAGCCGCCTTCGTGTACCAGCAGGCTGAGATAGGATCATACCGCGTTGACTTCCTAATTCATGACGCCACTTTGCCATTTAGCCTTGGCAAGCCAAGGTGGATCGTGGTTGAATGTGACGGTCATGACTTCCATGAAAAAACCAAGAAACAAGCGCGTCGTGACAAGCAGCGTGACAGATTTCTACAAGCACGCGGCTATCGCGTCTTGCGATTTACTGGCAGTGAAATCTGGCAGGATGCGGAGCGTTGCGCCGACGAGATTTTAGATAACCTCGCGGCATTGGCGCCGGGGCACTGATGGCCATAAATCTCACCTCTGCGGTCTGGGACCTGGACATAGATTCCACCGAAAAGATGGTCCTGATGTGCCTGTGCGAGCACGCCAATACTGATGGCCTCTGCTGGCCGTCAGTATCTACCATTGCGCGCAAGTGCAGCAAGAGTGAGAGGACAGTTCAGGCGTCTCTGAAATGGCTATCCGAAAACCAATTTTTCACCGTCACCGATAATCCCGGCCGAGGGCGTCTCTACCGGATTGACCCCCGCAAAATCTGCACCCCCGCGAAATCTGCGCCGGTGCAAAAAACAGCATCAACCCCCGCAAAATCTGCACCCCACCCCCGCAAAATCTGCACCCAAACCGTCAATGAACCGTCAAGAACCGTCAATGATGGAGCTAACGCTCCATCTACGCCTGCGGCGCCCGCTCAGAAGAAGTCGAACGCAAGGCAAACTCTGGCGGTCGATATTCCTGATTGGATGCCCATGCCTGAATGGGAGGCGTTTCTGGAAATGCGGCAGCGCAAACGTGCATGGCCAACCGACTATGCCGCAAAGCTTGTTGTCGGGAAACTCGATGCCTTGCGAAGCCAAGGACAAGACCCAGCGATGGTTCTGAATCAATCCACGCTGAAGAATTGGACTGACATCTATCCACTGAAGGACAGCCAAAATGGAAACCACAACCGCCAAGCCGATGGGGGCGCTTCTTCCGGGTATCGTGGACCGCCCGACCGGCGCGACGGTTTCACTCGCGCCATCCATGACGAACTTGAACGCACTGGCGCTGTCGAGCCTGCCCGACCGGCTGGACGATACGGTTTTGGGGATGCTGCGGGAACTGGTGAACTCCCCCTTGCCGGCCCCGCAATCCTGCGATGAGCAGCACTTCGCCAAGTGCCTCGCGCTGATCGACATCCTCCCACGGCGGCAGGACGACCAGTTGACCGGCAAGGCCAAGTTCGCGCTGTACCGCCGAATCCTTGGCGGGTTTTCGAACGAGGCGATCAGCTACCTTGCCGAGCAGGCAACCTCGAAATGCCACTGGTTCCCTACGCCGGCCGAGTGCCTCGAAATTCTCCGGTCATGGCCGAACCGGCAGCGGGAGGGCGAGAACCGCGACAAGGCCCGACACCTGATCCAGCGCGAAATGAATGCCCGGATGGACGAGGCTGTGGAAGCACTTGGAACCCGCAAGGTGCCTCAGGAGGCCATCGACGCCATGCCTACCGCGTGGAAGCGCAGGGCGGCCGAGAAGTGCTTCCTGTGGGCTTGGCCGGATGGACGGTTCACCGTTCGCCGTGATTTATCCGCGATGACGCCAGAGGCGGCTGATGCTGAGCGCGAGGCGGTTGCTACGATGCTGGCGCAGTGGGAGCAAATCACAGCCGGGCAAGATGGAGCAAGCGCCTGATGCCTCGCTCATCCCTCACCCTCTACGCCCCAATGATGCGCGATCCTGACCCCCAGGGTGAGCGCCGGGCCGCAGCGCAATACTGGCATGAACGGGGGGCGGTGGTGATCCTGCCTGACATGCTGAAGCAGATGGCCGGGCTTGAGCGGGAACTGATCGTGGCCATCGCGACCAAGAACTACGGCAAGCGGAAAGGGTGATTATGACCGATGGAACTCAGCGCTTCCGTGACATGGCTGAAGCCGAGAATCAGCGCGTTCGCGAACTTGTCGAGCGCAGTCGCAGGGAGCGCATTCGCGAGGCCGATCGCAAGCGGGCCGAATTGGAGGTTTCGGAGGGGCAGTTCGTGAACCTGTCGGATACCGTGATCGAGCCGACGCCGGAATGGCTGGAGAAAGGTCCGGTGATCGGTTTCACGCCGGATCAGACCAAGGGGACTACGCGGACGGTTCGCAGTGTGCGACGGGTGTTGACGCCCATTGTGCGCCGCCTGTGGGAAGCCGGCAAGATCACCGACGAGCAGCACTTCGCTTGCGCCTGGTATCGCGAGCGGCATGAGGTGGCGGGCCTTGAGGGGCGATGGAAGTGCAGCCATATCAGTTTCACCAGCGGAACTAGCGGTGGCGGCGCTGGATCGTCGCCCATGGCAATGCATGAATATGAGGCTCAGGCCCGCGTCGAGTTCAGGGCTGCCCGCGATGCCATGACAGCGTTCTACCTGCGGTTTTTCGATGCGGTAGTTCTGGAGGATTTGCCGCTGCGCCGGGCTGCGCGCTTTGCCAAATGCCGCGATGGTAAGGCTCCGCATCGTTTCAGGATGGTGGCTCAGGAACTGGCTAATTTCTGCGAGCGCATGTCGATTGAGACGCGCGGCGATGGCGCCGAGTAAGCGTTGATGTTGACGGGCACGTTTTTCTGCGTCATATCCCCATTGTCTCATAGTTCCCTCTACGGGACACAGCCCCGCCGCGAGCGGGGTTCTGTGTTTCTGGAAACCCGCTCAAACACAGGGGTTTTCGCCTGATGGCCGGTCGTTCAGCCATGGATCTGTCGACCCGCATCGGGCGCCTTGAGGCGGCTGAAGTTCGGGCCAAGGCGCTGCCGCGCAGCACAGTCCTTGGCGCCAGACCGATGGCTGAAATGCTTTCTGTCCACTGGAATCAACTTCGCGAGTGGTGCGATGAAATCCCCGCCTTGGAAAAGGTGGAGGCGTTCAAGCGCGGCGGCGCAGCGCTGGCGTGGGAGTTCAACCCGCGCAAGACGGTCGCTGCGCTGCTGAAGCACTTTCGCGGACAGTCGGAGCGGCAGGCCAAAAAAAGCCGTGACATCAGCAAGGCGATCGGGGTGCGGCTGCCGGAAGGTGAGGCTGCGCCATCTCTGAGCGAAACGAAGGACTTGGTAAACCTGACGCTGACGGTGGTTGCGGCCACCGAGAAGCAGCATCGCTACGTGCTGGCAGAGGCGGTGGTGTCCTTCGTTGAGGGCTACAACGACATGGTTGTGAACGGCATCCTTGGGGTTCGCACCAAGGTTGATCCGAACGGAAATCTGGCACCGGCCATTCGGGCTGATGTCGACAACTACCTGCGTTTGGTGGCGACTGAGGTTCACGCCGAAGCGCAGCAATTCATCGAGGAACATCGTGCGGGTTTTGAGCAGGGGGGAATTGGCTGAGCGCGCCCGGCGTCTCTCCAGCCATCACTTCTGCCAGTCTCCAGCCAGCATCGCGGCGGCATCGCTTGACAGGCTTCTTCCCCGTGAATCCCTGAAGACGCTGGAATACTCACTGCGGCATCGCGTCATCCGCAAGCCGGATGGCATGAAAACCAACTGGTCGCTTGATCTGACGCCTTACCTCGCGCCGATCATGGACGCGCACGACAACCCGGAAGTTCTGGAGATTGTTGTTCCCAAGCCGGGGCGCTGCGGCGGCACGGTAGTTGCCGAGAACCACGCGCTGAAGCGGCTGGAGTTTGGCCCGCCCGGTGATGTGATGTGGTATCTGGCCGGGCCTGAAGAGGTTCGCTCCTACGCCGAGCGCGTGCTGCGGCCGATGTTCGAAGATCATGCCGGCGTGAAAAGCCGGATTGGTCACACGGCCAGCGACAACAAGAAAACGATGAAGAAGGTTGGTTCGCAGACCTTCGAACTGATGGTCATGTCGGGCAAGACGACGACGAACAGGCAGGCTGCCTACATCGTCTTCGATGAGCCTGACAGCTACAGCCGGGACTATCGCTCCAACTTTCTGGAGCAAGGTCGCCAGCGCCAGCGCATGTTGGGCAATGATCGCCTAATCTACGCCTGCGCGCACCCTGACATCGGGTGGACTGGTGGGATTTCGGCGGCTTGGGTGCTGTCGACGCAGGGCATTTTCGTGATGCGCTGCCCGGAGTGCGGGGAACATGGCTCGCCCTATCCGACGAAGTATTGGCCCGAAGTTCCCCGCTTCCGGCTGGCCTATACCAAGGCGGCTGAAGGCACACCGATTGATCGTAGGTTGGCGCTGGCTGAGCAGACAGCTTCGATCGAATGCCCCAACTGCCACTGCGCGCTGGATGAGGCGCAAAGGGTCAAGATGGTCGAGGAAGGCTCCTACATGCACAAGGGGCAGTCGCTGGACATCAAGGCTGGGATCGTCGGCGATCCCGACAAGAATCCCACTTGGGGGTTCTGGATTCATGTCCTGATGTCGCGGCAGGTTGCGCTGTCGGAACTGGCGCGCGAACTGGAAGGTGCGATCGAGCATAAGGAGCGCACCGGCAAGACTACCAAGTTGAAGCAGGTGATGGTTCGCACCTTCGGTGAAGTGTTCGAAGGCATGGGCGATGTGTCTGGTCTAGATGCGCGATCGCTGAAGGATCGCAGCCAGGCTGCCTCTTCCGGTGAGCATACCTCACCGCTGGCCTACGCCATGGGCACGATTCCGCCCGGAGTTCTGTTTCTGACGATGGCGGTCGACGTTGGCGGCGGGAAGTTCGACATCCTTGTTCGCGGCTGGGATGCGCAGCGCCGGTCATGGCTGATCGACCGGCGCACGATCCGGCAGAAGATGCACCCTGACGGTGTGTGGCGCGACATCGCGCCCTCCAAGGTGCAGGACGACTGGAGTGTTCTAGAGGAAGAAGTTCGGCGGATATACCCGCTGCGCGATAACCCCGGCATGGCGCTTCCGGTCGCGGTGATGACGATTGACGCCTCTGACGGCAACGTGACGTGGAAGGCATACGAGTTCGCGCGCCGGATGCACCGAGTTTGCTGGGGCACTTGGCAGAAGGTGCGCTGCATCAAGGGGGCAACATCGGCAAGGGCTGAGCCACTGCCGCCGATGCCAACCAAGATTTCGAAGGATAGCGAAGGCAAGCCGGTGCAGCCGGTGATCACCCTGCATGTGCTGGGCGTTCACAAGCTGAAGGAAGAAGCGATGGCCGATCTGGCTATCGAAGATGGCTCGCCGGGCCAGTGCTACTTCGCTGGGAACACGCCTGAACGCGCGTTCGATGAACTGTTCAATGAGGTTCTGATTGATGGAACCTGGGTCCGCAATGGACCTAACGAGACGCTTGACCTGATGGCCTACACCGAAGCTGGGCGGCTGATGCTGCAACCGGACAGGAAGGACATCAACTGGTCTGGTGGGCGCCTGCCCCCATGGGCAACGCCAATCCCGCTCCAATCGGAAGGAGGCGATCCAAAGGCTCCTGCGGGCGAGGTAAAGGCTGAGAAGCCGAAAAAACAGAACATTTTCGAGCGGTTCGATTCGCTCAACAAGGGATCGTGATCGATGACAACAATCGCTGAGATCGAAACCATGATCACTGAGGCCGAGGCGCAGCGTCACGTTATCGCGCTCGGAACGGCCACGGTAACGATTACCCGCGATGGCCGCAGCATCACGAAGAAGGTGCCGACGCTGGCTGAACTTGAGGCCTACATCCGCACCCTGAAGGCTGAACTGACTGCACTGCAAGTCGCCGCTGGCGACACCCCGACCTATCGCCGCCGCCCCATTGGGCTGGCTTGGAGGAACTGACGTAATGGGCTTCATGTCTGGCCTGAAGGCCATGCTTCCCGCCAGCCTATCGCTCAATGCGCTGGGGTTCGGGCAGGGAGCGCGGGATGCCGCACGCCATGATGTACCAGAGTTTTCCGGCTGGAATCCCGGCGTGCCATTTGCCGGCACGATGAACTACGACCAGTGGAATACGATCACAGGCCGCGCCCGCAACCTCGACGAAAACAACGCATGGGTGAATGGCGGGCTGGATCGCCGGGTTGAATCGGTCATTGGCGTCAACATCCGCCTGTCATCTCAGCCGGTGCATGAACTGTTGCGCCGTGATTACGAGTGGCGGATGAACTGGACTGCGGACGTGCAGGCCCGGTTCAAAGTGTGGGCCAATGACATCGAGCGGCGCTGCGATGCACGCAAGCGACTGGCCTTCGGCGCGCAGGCGAAGTTGGCCTATCTCACCTATCTGCGCGATGGCGAGGTGGCTGCCGAGATTCGCGACAATCGGCGCGGCCTTCGGAATACGACCAACGTGCTGCTGGTGGAGTGCGAGCGCATTTCCACCCCGCCGAGCATGATGCACTTGGAAGGCCCGATGCTGCGCAATGGCGTGCGCTTCGATGCCAATGGGGCGCCGACCGGCTACTACGTCCGCTCCGGTCACCCGAATGATGCAGGCCCGTCATTCGAGCGCGAGCGCTGGGATTTCATTCCGGCGCGCGGCCGCACCGGCAGGGCCAAGTTCCTGCATGTCTTTTCGCCGCGCCGCACGGAACAGAATCGCGGGATCAGCCGTCTGGCCGAAGCGATGGTTCCGGCCAAGATGCTGGACCGCGTGGACCGCGCCGAAGTGCAGGCTGCCCTGAAGTCGGCCATCTTCAGTTTCTTCATCAAATCGCCCGGCACTTCGGATGACATTGAGGCGGCGCTGGCTCCTACCGATGATGGCAGCGCGATCGACCCTTGGGTTTCCAGCTACCTTGACTATCGGGGGCGTAGCCCGGTTGTTGTCGACGGCGCGCAGGTAACACACCTGCTGCCAGACGAAGATGTGGTTACGCCTGAGCGTTCATCGCCCAACAGTAACTATGCCGGCTTCGCGCAGTTCGTCCTGAAGAAGATCGCCAGTTCGCTGGGGATTTCCTACCCGCAGTTGTCGCAGGATTGGTTCTCGATCAACTATTCGTCGGCCCGCGCCCTGCTTAACGAGGTGTGGCGATCGTTCATTGAGGACCGCGTGTTCTTCACGCAATCCTACTGCACCCCGATCTACGCCGCATGGCTGGAAGTAGAAGTGGCAAATGGGGATGTTAAGGTGCCAGGCGGCCCGGCCAACTTCTATCGCCAGAAGACGGAAATCTGCATGGCGGAATGGATCGGGCCGGGGCGCGGCACAGTCGATCCTCTCAAGGAGGCCAACGCCAACAACCTGGACACGGCTGCTGGCCGCAAGTCGACGGTTGAGGCCATTCTTGAAAGCGGTCGTGACCCTTCGGACGTTATGGCCGAAGAGGCTTGGTATTTGGCTGAACGCGAACGGCGCGGGCTTGCAGTGCCAAATCACAACGTCAAGCCAGATGCTGCCGCGATGGCGGAAGATGCAGCGCAGACGGCGGCTGATAACGGCCAAACCAACGAGGGCAATCCATGATGAACTTCCCGCTTATCGGCCAGCGGCTGTTCAACACGCCGCTCATGCTCCGGCCTGAAAAGTGCGAAGTCGTGGTTGCGGCGCTGCTGGATCACTTTGGCGTTGCCAAGTTGAACCGGATCGACGGCACTTCCATGGGTGTGATCGAGATGCGCCAAGAGGCAATCGATGCCATGGAGTGCAATCCTGCTGCATCGTATCGCCCCTACGAAGTTCTCGACGGGGTGGCGATCATCCCGGCGCAAGGCTCCCTTTGCCAGCGAGTTGGCGGCCTGAAGCCCTACTCCGGTATGGTGGGCTACGATCAAATTGGCACGCTGTTTGAAATGGCGATGGCTGATGAAGCGGTGCGCGCGATCCTGTTCGATGTTGATAGCCCCGGTGGCGAAGTCGCCGGCTGCTTCGATGTCGCCCGCAAGATCGCGGCGATGTCCGCCCGCAATGGGGGCAAGCCGATCATCGGCGCGGCAAATGAGCAGGCGTGTTCGGCTGGCTATGCGCTGCTGTCAGCCTGCGATGAAATCTACATGCCTGAAACCGGCATTGTCGGATCGATCGGGGTGTGGACGCTGTTGGTCGATATGACCCGCGCGCTCGACAAGGATGGCCTTGAAGTCACCATGATCCGCGCTGGGGAGCGCAAGGCACGCGGCGGGCCTTACGAAAAGGCGGACAAGGCGACTGTCGCCAAGTTGCTGGATTGGGTTGAGGCAACCCGCGTGCAGTTTGCCGAACTGGTAGCTTCGAACCGCAACATTTCCGCCGACCAGGTGCTTTCTCAGGAAGGCGACTGGTATCATGGCAACGAGGCCATGACCCAAAGCCTGATCGACGGCATCGGGCCTTTCGAGGCCATTTTCGAGCGCGCCCGGACGCTCGCCAACTAACCACAAGGGAAAACCGACGATGAGTAACGGAGCCTACGCGGGCCTCCGGCTGGCGGCACGCGCCAAAGGCCCGGACCCTGAATCCAACCCCAACGAAATCGAACCTGACGAGGACGAGGACGACGCCTCTTCCAAGGATGGCAAGAAGAAGGAACCGAAGATGTCTGACACCAACACTGATGCTGCCGCTTCGGCGGCGCGTGCTGAAGGCTTCGCTGAAGCCAATGCCCGCTTCAACACTGTCCTTGCCAGCGACCAGTTCGCCGGCCGGGAATCCCTCGCCAAGTCGATGCTCGCCAACGACAAGCTGAGCGCCGACGAAATCATCACCATGCTTGCTGCTGCGCCGAAGATTGAGGCCAGTCCGCTCGCTTCGAATGATGGCGCTGACGCCAACGCCCTCGCTGCCATGCAGGCCGCCCTGGCTGAAACCGGCAACAGCAACATCGACGCAAACACCACCACCACGACCGCTGCCGCCGACGATTCCGCTGGCGTCTGGGATCGCGTGCTTGCCGCCAAGTTCGGCGCGCAGGCCAAGTAACTCCAAGAAGGGAACTTCAACATGACCACGCTTACCGAAGGTATGCACGAAGGCGAGTTCATCGGTGAACTGGCAATGGGTGTCGGATACCATGTCGACGCTATCACTCTCAACGCGGGCCAGAATCTTGTTGCTGGCGCCGTGATTGCGGCTCTGGAAATGGGCACCCCGACTGCAACGGCCGGCACGCCCGTTTCCGGCACTGGCGCCACTGTCGGCAACGGCACTGTTTCCGCCGTGACCGCTGATGCTGGCGCCATGGCCGGCAACTGGAACCTGATCTGCACCGCGACCGGAGCCACCGGCAAGTTCCGCGTGATGAACCCGGCTGGCGTGCTGGACGGCATTCTGACGATCGGCACTGCCTATAATGGCGGTATCAACCTGACCGTCTCCGATGGCGCAAATGACTGGCTGGTGGATGACATCATCCCCGTCACGGTCGCCTATGCGGGTGATGCCGTCGACAAGGAATACACCGAATGGAACCCGGCCGGAACCGATGGTTCGCAGTTCGTTGGTGGCATTCTGATGAAGGACACTGACGCCACTTCGGCTGACACCGCCACCACTGCGCTGCTGCGCGGCCCGGCAACCGTTAACTACAATGACCTGACCTGGAAGAGTGGGGCCACCGCTGCCCAGAAGCTCGCCGGCAAGGCCGCCCTTCAGGCTCTCGGCATCAAGGCCGTCTGAGTCCAACTCTCATAGAAGGAATTTCCTCCCATGGCTCACATGGATATTTTCAACAGCGATGCCTTCAGCCTCGTCAGCATGACGCGGGCGATCGAGAAGTTGCCCACGGTTCCGAGTTTCATCGGCAGCCTCGGCCTCTTCGAAGAGGAAGGCATCAATACCAACATCGCGTCGATCGAGCAGAAGGGGCAGGTTCTGTCCCTGATCCAGACTTCGCAGCGCGGCACGGCTGCCCCGATGGCAACCACCGACAAGCGCTCCATGCGCAACTTCAACATCCCGCGCATCGCCAAGTCGGATCAGATTTTCGCCGCCGAAATCCAGTCGATCCGCGCTTTCGGCACGGAATCCGATCTGGAAACCATTGTTGGCAAGGTTGCTGAAAAGCAGGCCAAGCTGATGCGCGAAGTTGAACTGACGCTGGAATACCACCGCCTCGGCGCACTTCAGGGCATCCTTCTGGATGCGGACGGCTCAACGCTCTACAACTACGCGACCGAGTTCGGCGTCTCGCTTCCTGCCGAAGTGGATTTCGACCTCGACAATGGCGCCCCCACTGAAGGCGCATTGATCCTGAAACTGACGGCCGCCAAGCGCGCCGCGATCCGCGCGCTGGGCGATGCCTATGTGCCCGGCCTGACGCAGTTCATGTGGCTGTGCGGCGACACGTTCTATGACCAGTTCGTGAACCACGCCGATGTCCGCATGACCTACAAGAACTGGCAGGCTGCGGAATCGCTGCGCAATGCCAGCGTGTTCAGCACCTTCCGCTTTGGTGAGATGGACTGGCACAACTACCAGGGGACCGATGACGGCACGACTGTCGGCATCACCACGACGAAGGCGAAGTTGGTCGTGCGCAATGCGCCGGGCGTCTATCGCCGCATCAACGGCCCCGGTGAAACCTTCGAAACCGTGAACACCATCGGGCGCCCGCTCTATTCGATGCTGGTTCGCGACGAGAAGCGCAACATGTGGGTGCAGCCTGAAGTCTATTCCTACCCGCTGCATATCTGCACGCGGCCGGAAGTGCTGCTGTCGGCGCGCAACACCTAATCGTCACGGGGGATTCGGCGGGGCAGCGATGTCCCGCCGACCTTCAACCAGAGAGGAACCCAACCATGAAGATCAAGGCAGTCTCCCTGATCATCGCTTACGACTGCGGCCAGATTGTCGTTCTCAATCCCGGCGATGAAGGCGAAGTGAGCGATGCGCTCGCGCTGGAGCATATCGAAGCTGGCAGCGCGGCTTTGGCCGATGCGCATGAACTCCCCCAACTCGACCATGACGGCGACGGGCAGCCCGGAGGCAGCATCGCTGCATCTGGCGATGACCTGAAGGGGCTTCGCGCCGAATACGAAGCCCTTGTTGGCAAGCGGGCATTCCCTGGATGGAAGGCTGAGAAATTGGCCGAACTGATCGCGGCGGCGCATGGCGCGGCTGACGAAGCGCCGGTCGCGTAACCATGGCCGGCGCGCTCAACTCCGCAACAGATTGGCTTGATGCTACCTGCATCGAAGAGTTGGGCGATCCCATCACTTACCTGATCGGTGGGGCAACTGCGGTTCCCGACTGCTACGCCTACGCCGACCATAGCGACAAGACGCAGCCGTTCGCTGGAACGCAAATGACCGATCAGGACATCTGGATTGAAGTGCTGAAAAGCGATGTGGCCTCTCCCAGCTATGATGACCGCATCACCCTGCCTCAGTGGTCTGGCGTGACGTTCGCACCGCGCGACTGGAAGCGCAACCGCGACGGCCGCATGTGGCACGTCTTTCTGAAGAGGGTCCGCTGACATGGCTGGAGAAGCTGCGCTCACCAAGTTCAAGTGGCGCCTGCTAGACTGGCTGGAGGGCCAGATTGGCGCTGGCGTTGCCGTGTTTATCGACCGCCCATTCGATCAGCCGTTTCGCGATGATGACCTTCATTGCGTGAACATCCGCGTGCCCAACGTCGAGTTTCAGCCGCACTCCTATAGCCAGGGCATGTTGCACGACTTGACGGTGGCGTTCGACATCATCGTTGCGTCATCCGTCACGCAAAGTCTCAGCGATGCGCAGGCCGAGATTTCGGCCGCTATCGTGGACCGCCTTGCTGCAATGGATGGATCGTCTGGCGCGCTTGGTGAACTCTTGACGGCCCAGAATAATGGCCTGTTGGCGACCCCTGTTTCCATGGGGCAGCAGCAGGACGAAATGGGCCTTTCCGATCATGGTGAAGCCATTTTCGCATGGCGCTTTGCCTACCTCACACCGCTTGGCGATTTCCGCACGATCATTGGCCAGTCTGGTCCGGTCGCCTGAATACAGCCCCGGCTGGTTTGCCGGTTCAACTTCCATCGCTGAAACAAAGGAACATGACCTATGAGCGGTCCTGTCAATAATCCGTTTTCGTCTCGCAAGAAGGCACTTGCCTTCAACAACCAGACTGCCCCCGGCACGCCGATTTCGCTGACCTCGGCAGACTGCCTTGATTGCTCCAGCATCAGCTATCAGCCTCAGTCGCGCACGACCGAAGACCCGCGCTACACCGGCACGATTCATCGCTCCGGTGACATCGTTCTCGGCTCGTCGTGGGATGTATCGTTCGAATGGCTGATCCATGGCTATTCGGGCGCCATTCCCGCTGCGAATGCCTTCATCGCCGGGCGCGTTCTTCAGGCGCTTGGCTTCACCGAAAACCGCTTTGCCACGGCCATTGGCCCTGAAGCCTACACTTCCGGCACCACGACCGGCGCCACGCTGGGCACCACGGCTGTCGGCACCACTGATCTTTACAAGGGTCTTGCCATCAACATGGCGACCGTTGGCGCCGCGCCGACCGGCCTTGCCATGATCAAGGGCTATACCTCGGGCAAGGCTGCCACCTTCGCTCGCACTCGCACGATGGCGGCGACGGGCAACTACACCATTCCGGTGCAGCTTGCTTACACGCTTTCCACGACCGAGCCTGCCAATCCCTCGTCCATTACCGTCTGGGAAGGCGACAACGGCGCGTCGGGCCATCGCCTGAACTTCACCGACATGCGCCCAACGGCCGCGTCGATTGAACTCGTTACGTCTTCGCGCGATGGCGGCAATGGCTACTGCAAGATCAACGTGACGTTCTCGGGCACGTTGACCTCTGAGGCGGATGAAGCCTGCCCGACCGTTTCGACGGCAGTTGCGATCCCGCCGTTCCTCAATGGCCAGCAGGACATTGCCAATGTGCAGATTGGCGGCTCGTCCATCACCATCGACCTTGGCATTCAGTCGGCTTACCCGCCGAACCCGAACCAGACCGATGGCAGCGACCCCGGCCTTGTGGTGGCGACCAAGCGCACCGTCAGCATGGAACTGAACAAGGTTCGCCGTTCGGTTGTGGACTTCAATGCGCTGGCCACGGCGCAGTCGTCTCACCCGATGCAGTTCCTCTGGGGCTTGGCCACGGCCAACTACATGGGCGTGATGATCGACGCGGCGCGCTTCGATTATCGCTCGACCAGCGAGGGGAGCGATTTCGTCACGACCAGCGGCTCGGCCTGGATTGATGGCGTCGACAAGGCGCTGTCACTCACCTTCATCGGCTACTGATCTACCTGAAGCCCCGCCCTGATCCGGCGGGGCTTCTTTCATTTGAGAGGAAATCCCCATGTCGAGCGTTCCCGTCGAGCGTTCCGAAACCGAATGGTTTACCCCTGACAGCCTCAAGGAAGCGATGGGCGATGATGCCCCCGGCTTCCGCCTCAAGTCCCCGTCTGAACGCTGTGTGCGCCGTTTCCGGCAACTGAGCGACGACGAAGGGCTTGAGCATTTCTCCGATGCCGAGTTCACGGCCGAGAAGCTTCGCGCCATCCCGCTCTACTGGAGCGAAGACGATGCCCGCTCGATCATCGACCGCCTGAACAGCATTCTTGCGATGCAGAAGCAGGCCATCGAAATCAGCCCGGAAGACCTTGCGTGGGCTGATCACCTTGATGACCAGTTGTTTGACGCGCACCGCCCTCTGCGCGTGATGCGCCGCAAGTCGAATGAGTTCAACGAATACGCCCCCCGCCTTGCCCTCGCGGTCTATGTGTCGGGTTGGAAGAACTTTGATGTCCAGTTCAAACTGGATGGCGGCGTGATTGAGGAAGCGACCGTTTCGCGCATGATCAAGCGTCTGCGCGACCTCGGTAAGCAGCACGTCCCCGATGCTCCGGGCACGCCCTTCCTTGAACTCTACGTTGCCGCATCCAAGCGCCTGCGTCTGGACGAGGACGAGGAAAAAAACTCGCAATCGCCGTCGCAGCCTTCTTCGAACCCGGATGTTTCGAAGAAGACGCCTTCGACGGCTGGCGAGTCTTCCGAGGCAAGTTCGGAGGGCAAGAGCAGTTCTTCGAGTTCAGTGCCGGCGATAATCCAGGCCGAAGGCTGAGCGACGATATGCTGAGCCTCGTTCGCCTATGCCGCATGTGTGAGGGCGGTATGGGCGCACCGTCATGGCCGGATGGTGGATCGCTGTTGGACCAGCCCGTGAAGTTGGTTGCGGCGTTCAACGCGATCCGCACGCTGTCACCCTATTACGACAAGCGGGGCAACTGATGATCGGGGCAAGCGCAAAGATCAACGACGCGGGCAGTCGCATGGCAGCCGAGAAGCTTCGCCTCAGGGTGGAACAGGCAATGCTGAACGCTACTGACAAGGTTGTTCGTGCAGCGTTGAAGGATGTTCGGGCTGGCCTGCCTGGCCGTCTGAAAGGCGCCATCGGCATGTTCTCCGACAAGCAGAAGGGCATGGTCTATCGGCGCGGAACCTATTCCGCAGCATCGGCCGGCATCGCCATCCGCAGCAAGTCTGAGCGAACGGTGGGGGCGATCAAGTCCTATACCGAAGGGGCCAGTATCGTTCCGGTCCGCGGTCGGTGGCTGTGGATCGCGACCGATCAAATCCAGCGCATCGTTGGCAAGGGCAAAGGGCGGCGGCGCGTTACGCCTGCGCTCTACCGCACGATGGGACTGGAATCGAAGGTGGGGCCGCTCAAGTTGGTCAAACCCGCTGGCCGCCCTCCCCTTCTGGTCGTTCAAACGGTGAGCGTGATGCCGGGCAAGAACCGCAGTGCCCGCGCGATGCCGCGCAATGGTCGCCCGCGTGGCGGCCGCGTCGAGGTCGGCATCGTAGCCTTCTACGCCATCCCCTTTACCCGCCGTGAGAAGACCGTCGATGTCCCGCAGACCATGATGCAGCACGCGAGCCGAACCAATTCCCTTATCGCCGATGAACTGAGGAAGTCCGCCTAATGGTCGACAAGTCCAACATCCTGCCGCAGATCGTCCGTGCGGAATATGATCCGGGGAATGCGTTCCCCGCGATGATCGCGGATGCCAAGCGTGCGGCCGGGCAGATCAAGGGCGAGTTTGATAAGGCGCTTGGCGGCACGGTCAAGGTCAATGCCGACAAGGGTGTTCTGGATGGACTGGCGGCAGAGGCGGGGCGACTTCGCGCGCAACTTGACCCGATGTATGCAGCGCAGCAGCGGTTCAATGCTGAGATGGACCGGGCTGAAGGGCTGCTGCGGGCAAATGTCATCACCGAGCGGGAGTTCGCTGCGGCGAAGCAGCACTCTCGCGATGCGCTTCAACAGGCGAATGCGGCACTTTTCCAGACTGCCGATGCCGCAAAGGAAGGCACCACCGCCAACCACCTCGTTGCCAACTCAACCCGCGCTGTCCGCACTGCGATGCTGCAAGCCGGCCAGCAGATCCAAGACGTTGGTATTTCCCTCTACAGCGGCCAGAAAGCCTCTGTCGTATTCGCGCAACAGTTGCCACAGTTGGCGTTTGCGCTGACTGGTCTGGAAGGTTCGGCCAACAAGACGCATGACCGCATCGGGCGCTTTGCCACCTTCCTGTCTGGGCCGTGGGGTCTGGCTGTCGGGCTGGCAGTTGGCGTGCTGGGGTCGCTGGTAGCAGAATTGTTCACTGCCGATGATGCTGCCGACAAGGCCGGGAAATCGACTTACGATTTCACGCAGCGCCTTGACCTTATGGCGATGTCAGCCAAGCAGTCTGCCGATGCCATGCAGCAGTTGATTGAGGTCACTAAGGGGCTAATCCGCGAACAGGGCACGTTTATTCAGCAAACGCTGAACACCGCTCGTTTCGCGACGACCACTCTCCAGCAGCAATTGGATGCAGCCCTTCAAGAATATGATCAACTGAAGTCGAAGACTGGAGAGTTCAATCTTGATCCTACGCAACTGGCCAACCGCTTGTGGCGCGCTGGCGAGGTAAAGCAGCGGATTTCCGATCTTCGTTCTGCCCTCAAGAATGCCAGAATTTCCGAGACGAATGCAGAAATTGCCGTTTCGCAAATGCAAGTCACGAATGCGCTGGATGCTACGGCGGCGGCGACAAACCGATACAATGAGGCGCTGGGGCAACTCAATCAACAGCGCAAGCGGAGCGTAGATGATCCTGTAGGCACTGGCTTGGCCGGCACGTTTATCGGCAAGCAGGACTACGAGAAAAAGCTTTCCGAACTCATGCGCAAGCGTGATGTGGAACTTGAGGCGGCGGCAGCGGCAAAACGCAAAGGGCCTAAAGGGCCATCAGCCGGCACTATCCTGAACCGCGAACAGCGGGTTGACGAGTTCGGCGATGATGTCGCCCGGCGCATCGCCTCCATGCGCGATAGCTTCATGGACATCCCGCAGGCCACCGCGCAGGCCAATGCGGCGATGGCAACTCTTGCCGATCTTTCCGACGACATCGCCAAGAAGTTGGATGATGGGCTTGATCCTGCCCGCGCGGCCGAGTTGCAGAAGTCTATCGCCGAACTGAAGCCGGTCATCTGGGATTCGGTCAACAAGCCGTTCGAAGACATGCTTGAGGCTTCGGATCAGCAGCGCCAGATTGACGAAGCCATTCTCGCCGGGAAGCGCGATGAGGCCGAAGTACTGAAAATCCAGTTCGCGCTGAAGAAGCAAATCGGCGCACTAACCCCGACGCAGTTGGCGCAGGCCCGCGATATGGTCGTGGCTGAGCGCGAGCGGAGCCGCGAACTCCAGAAGCAAAACGAACTCCAGCAGCGCCAAGTGCAGTTGCTGGACGACACCTATTCCAACATCCGCCAGACGACTTACGAGTTGCTGAGCGGCAAGGGCGTCGGCGCCATCGGAAACCTGTTCAAGCGGCAGATGGATACGATGCTTCAGAACATGGCTGACAGCATCACTGAGGATCTGTTTGGCGACCTGTTCCGCGATGAGAAGGACAGGGTTCTTGGCTTCGACAAAGTGCAGGAGTCCAGTAAGCGCGTTCAATCTTCGTTTGGGAACTTGGTGCAGGCGGCCAATGGCGCTGCATCCGCACTGGCTGGCGTAGCTGCCAATGACAACCCGCTGGGAGCCTCGCTGGAGAATGCCTTCGACGCCACCTTCGCTGATCGGCTTGGAGAAATCGTCGTCAACGGCAACCGCGTTTCCTTCAAGAGCATGGCGAAGGAGCTTGGGAAGTCCATCCTTGGGAACAAGGCCACCTCTGCGATTGGCGGTGCCTTCAATACTCTCTCCATGGGCATGGCATCCATGCAAATGGGTAACGGCCTCGTTAAAAGCCTTGGCCTGAAATCCTCCAAGACAGGTGCCGCGATCGGCACTGCCATTGGTTCTGTTGTTGGCCTGCCTATCGTCGGCTCCATTCTCGGCTCCATTCTCGGCGGCCTGTTCAAGAAAACCCCCAAGGGCCAGGTTGTCATCGGCAAGGCAGGCTCTACTGTCACCGGCAGCAAGAAGTTGAGGGCTGGCCTGACTAGCCTTGGTGGCGGCGTTTCCGATTCCCTCGCCAACATCGCAGAAGCCCTTGGCGGCAACGTGGGCGACTTCTCGACCACGATCCGGCAGAAGGGGAAGAAGTATTACGTCAATGGCGTGAAGGTGGGCAAGGATGCCGAAGAGGCCGCCCGCGTGGCGCTTCTGGACGCGATCAAGCAAGGTGCGGTCAAGGGCATCATGCAAGGCGCGCAGCGGCTCATTCAGGCCGGCAGCGACATTGAAAAGCAGTTGGCCAAGGCGGTGAAGTTCCAGTCGGTGTTTGATGAACTCCAGCAGATGAAAGACCCGGCCGGCTACGCGATCAAGATGCTCAATCGCGACTTCGAAAACCTGATCGACATCTTCAAGGAAGCCGGCGCGTCGGCTGATGAATATGCGCAGCTTGAAGAACTCTATGGTCTGAAGCGGGCCGAGGCGATCAAGAGCGCGACCGAGGCAATGACCGGATCGCTGAAGCAGTTGATTGACGACCTCACCATTGGCGACAGCGGCCTGTCCTTGGGTGATCGGCTGGCGAATGCGCGGGCAGAGTTCAATCCGCTGGCTGATGCCGTGCGCGCAGGCCAGACCGTCAACTACGACGACTTCACTGAGGCGGCCCGCGCCGTGATCGAACTCTCGCGCGAGATGAACGGCAGCCAGTCTGGCTACTTCGCCGACTTCAACGACATCCTGGGCCTGTCTCGCACAGCGCTTGCCAGGCAGGCGAATGTGGTGTCGATCGCCAGCGCATCCGGTTCGCCGTTCTCGTCATCCTCTGCAGACACGGTTCCGGTTGTGGGGGCGATCGATGCGCAATCCCAAATGCTGCTTGAGCAGTTGACCGCGCTGAACTCGACCAACCAGCAACTCCTGAACTCTGTCCAGTCCTCCGGGGCGAGCAGCATGTGGGGCACGCTGACGGGGACGTACTTCTAAGCCATGATCATCCTCGCGGAACTCACTCCCCTCGACACGGTGGCGGGGACGCGGAAGACTGTGCGCGCCACGAACGCCAACGACCAGCGGGTGACGGGCCTCAACAGCCTCGTCTGGCGGCCGGCGATTTCCGAACTCCCCTCGCTGGCCATGCGGCTGTTCAAGGGCGATTTCGATGGCACGTTCTCCCCGGCGGTGGGGGGCATGGCCCTGCAAGTCGACCAGTTGGAAGGCTTCGACGCCAATGTACGCCGGTTCTTCTGGCAGGGCGCATCGGTCAAACTGTGGGCTGGGACGTTGGGGCAGGCTTGGCCGTGGACGCAAATCTTTGATGGCATCGTCGGTGAAGGCCCGTCTGCTGAGAACAACAAGGTCACGCTTCCCCTCAAGGTCAACACCGAGCCGTTCGACGCTGACATTCTGACCCTGAAGTATGCGGGAACGGGTAGCGCCGAAGGGGGCGGCGACCTCAAGGACAAGGTGAAGCCATGGCTTCTCGGGCGCTGCTTCAACGTCGAGCCGGTGCTGATCAATGCTACCTACTCGATCTACCAGTTCTCGGCCTACGGCGCGATTCAGGGGGTGAGCAAACTTTACGAGCGCGGCAGCGACTTCGGGGCATCATCCGGCGATTACGCCAGCTATGCAGCCCTTCAGGCGGCAACCATCGCAGCCGGATCATGGGCAACGTGCAAGGCCGAGGGCTTGGTGCGGCTGGGCGCCCCGCAATACGGCGTCATCACTGGAGACGTTGACGGGGACGCGCCTGGGGGAACTTGGCGGCGCAAGACTGGCGAAATCATCACGCGGGTTGCGACCAATGCCGGCGCATCGGCCGGCCTTGATGCCACCTCGCTGACTGCACTGGATACCGCGCTGGCGGGGCTGTCCAATCAAGGGCGCATCGGGGTTTACCTGACCGATCAGGAAAAGCTGATTGACTTCGCCGCTCGGCTGGCCGCGCCGTGCAATGCGCAGGCCGGCATTTCGCTGATGGGCAAGTTGTTCGTGGCGCGTGTCGGCTCGCTCCCCTCGCCCACGCTGACGCTGGACGCACAGCAGCGCCAAATGCCGCGCGTTGTGGAGTCGAGTGAAACCGGCGTCTCCCCGCCGTTCTCGCTTGTGCAAATGGGCTATGCGAGAGCGTGGCGGGTTCATACAGCCGATGAAGTCGCCTTTGCTGATCCGCTCTATACCAATCTTGCCGGCAGGCCTCTGACCTATCGGGTGGTGGCGCGCGGTATCTCGTCCTCCTATTCGACTTCGGCAGGGATTACCGACGAGGAAGGCGCCTCGCTAGGCACGGGCGCACGGTCCTACAACGTGGCGGTTTTCAGCCGCGCGACCGGGGCCTTGGTAAGCCACACGACCTATGACGTTTTCGGCTCGACGGCCAATGCCACGGCGATGGCCAGCGCGCTGAACGCGCTCGACAATACCAAGATCGTGGTGATCTACACCTATGACGAGCCGCAGAACAACCGGACCAACGGCGGGCTGGAAGCGGCCATGTATCGCTGCGGGGCCAGCGCGGCGGTGTTCGGCTCGTTTAACCTGTTCAAGTATCGCAGCGCATATGTGCTGATCGGCATTCCCGATATCGGTAAGGGCAATGGCTACGAGGCTTACGCCGGGGCGACCGATAGCAGCACAACTGCATGGGTTGATGTGCCGTTCAGCATTTACAACGGGCTTCCGATTACCAGCGGTGTGGGCACAACTAACAGCAGCGTTCTGGACCTTGATTATTACGGCGAACTGAACGCGACATATGGGGCGACCGGGACGGACCCCGTGGGATCGATCACCGCTACGGACGTTTCCGCCACCATCGCCAGCGGTGGGGGCGTGGCGAGTAATCAGGTTTCAACCGGAGCAATTCAGGCTGACGCGGTTTCAGAGCGGCCAGTGACGACGCTGGGCACCGGCTTTACGCTAAGCATGTCCATGCAACTGGTCTTGGACCTGACCTTGCCTGCGGGGACTGCGGGCGAATTGCAGGCCATTCAAGGCGCAATCGATGCCTATTCGTCCAACTACGAAGGCTCAATGACGAGCGTCAACATTACCGTCGAGCAGTGCGATTATTCGACCGGCTCGCGGTACGCGACACTGATCAGCGACCGGACGATTGCATCGTTTTCGGACGAAAACACGACCAGCGGCTTTTCTGCGCCGTTCAGTTTCACGACGATGCCGGATTCAACCAATCGCCGGTACAAGATTTACGCTCGCCACAACGACAGCACGGGCGCGTCTTGCCAGACCAGCAGCTTTGCATTTTCCACCGCGCTCAAGAGGTAATCCGATGCCTGCAACCCTGTTCACCAGTTATGACGATTCCGGCCGGATTATCAGCGCCGGCCGCGCCAGCAATCCTCATGAGCAGGTGCCCGAGACGGGCGGCGTGTTCATCGGTGCGCAGTTCGATGGTGATCTGTTCTGGTTTGACGCCGGTTTGCCCCAGCCCCGGCCCGAGGCTCCGGCCATCCGCCTGAGCGCGGACAGCGTGACGGCGGATGGTGTGGCCGTGATCGAACTGCTTGGCGTGCCTACGCATGCGCGGGTGGATTTCGGCGGGCAGGTGGTCACGGCGGACGGCGGTCCCATTGAACTGACCACGAATATGGTGGGCTGGAACACTGTGAGCGTGGAAGCATTTCCGGCACAGCGGTGGACGGGAGGCTTCCGTGGCACTGCGAATTGAACGGGTAATCCCGGAACGTGCCGCCGCGCGCAAGTGCCTTGCTGATGGCTGGGCGGGCATGAGTCGGGCGGAGATTGAGGCCGCGCTGGAAGACCCGGCGTTGCTGCGCTCTGCCGTAGCCCTGCTGCTGGCGACGGTAACTCCCGCCACGCAAACCAAGGGGGAATTATATAGATGACTCCCGAGCGCATTAGTCATCCGCCTTCTCGGCGTTCTTGCGCTGGCGCTTCACCTTGCGCTCGGTTCGCTTCGCCCACTCGCCCTTGTCCTTCGGGCGGTAGGCGAACACGCGATCGGTTACGGCGTCGAGAATGGCTCGGATTGCGTCACTCATGCGATCAGTTCCTTGTAAGTGAGCCTCTGGCCGATCGCGGCGGCGAACATGCGGTCGAGCCGGTGCAGCGTGTGGTTCTTCACGTCGCCGTCGCCAAGCCGGAAAGCGAACTCCCCGACGTAGCGGTGCAGGTGCTTCGGCGAAGCGTGGTGATAGACCCCGTGCAGTCCGCGCTTGAGCAGCGCGAACACGCTCTCGATGCCGTTCGTGGTCACATCGCCGCGCACGTATTCGCCAGCGCCGTGATTGATGGTTTCGTGCCGGTAGAGCAACCCGCCGACGCGACTGTAGATGCCGCTTTCGTCGGTGTGGACCGTCGAGCCGACCTGAACGTGGCGGTGGGTGAAGCCGACCGCGTTGCGTCCGGTGACGCTGGCCCGGACCTCGGCCTTGACGCGCCCGCTCTCGCGCTCGCGTCCTGCTATAACGGCAGTCTTGCCGATGCCACCACGACCAAGGTTCAGCCGCTTGCTCTCGTGCTTAGCGGCCTCCTTTCCGCCGATGTAGGCTTCGTCGATTTCGACAATCCCCGCCAGTTCGGTAGGATCGTTACCGCAAGCCTCGCGCAGCCGTTGAAGCATGAACCATGCGGTCT